TCTCGTTAAAATCTTCGTGGGATTAAACGCCGCTTGCTCATCATTACGTTTTTGTATGATCATTTTATTTTATATTATAAATTTTAAACTTAATTTTAGAAGTCATCGGTAAAGCTAACTTTTTCGTTTAGCTTAGCTTTCTGATATTCAACTGTTCTAGATTCAAAGAAGTTACCCTTTGTCTCTACGGCAATTTGTTCCATGAACTTAAAAGGTTGTTCAACGTTAAATTCTTTTCTACACCCAAATTTAACTAATAACCCATCGGTAACAAACTCCAAATATTGTTTCATTAGATTAGAGTTCATACCGATCAAAGAAACTGGTAATGATTCGGTGATAAATTCTTTTTCAATCTCTAAAGCTGACAATAAAATTTCTCTAATTTTTTCGTTAGATGGTTTATTAACCACGTGATTATTCAATAAGTGAATCGCAAAATCAGCGTGTAAGTTCTCATCTTTAAAAATTAAAGCATTTGCGTTACATAGGCCTTGCATCAAACCTCTTGATTTAAGCCAGAAAATTGAACAGAAGGATCCTGAAAAGAATATACCTTCAACAGCTGCAAATGCTACCAATCTTTCTTGAAAAGGAGTATCGTGAATCCAATCTAAAGCCCACTTAGCTTTTTTCTGAACAGCTGGTAGGTGTTCTAAAGCTCTAAAGCTTTCTAATTTTTCCTGTGGATTTGTGATGTATGTATCAATCAAAAGGGAATACATTAGGCTATGTATGTTTTCCATAGCGATTTGAAATCCATAGAAAAACTTAGCTTCTGGATACTGAACCTCTTTAACGAAATTTTCAGCAAGATTTTCATTTACAATACCATCAGATGATGCAAAGAAAGATAAAATGTTTTTGATAAAATATCTTTCATTATCGGTTAAGTTTTGCCAATCTCTGATGTCACCCGATAAATCAACTTCTTCAGCGGTCCAAAACGCTGCCTGGTGTTGTTTATAGAACTCCCATATGTCATTGTGCTCAATTGGGAAAATAACGAATCTGTTCGGATTTTCTTGTAATATTAATTCTTGCATAGTCTTAAATTTTTATTGTTTAAATAAATATGTCCAAAGGTAGTATAATTATTACAATCCATCACTAATTCCAACAATATTATTTTCATTTTCTGTTTCAGATTCTGGTTTACCATATAATTCTTCCATGTGTTTTTTTCTTAACTCCATTTTACTGATTTGTTTTTGTGATTCAAAACCCTTCTCGGTTAAGACATCATCAGTGTCAATATGTATTCTGGAATTATCGAAAACACAATCTTTAAATATCACACCATCATCACCCATACGGTTTTTAAGGATAGATATTGTGGCAACTTTTTGATCCTTTTGTTCCAATGTTTTACCAATACTCATAATAAAGTGAGCAATTTGTGCTTTCTTTAGGTTACCACCCATATTTTCGGTTTTAACCACCTCAACACTCGTTGAACTTCTATTACCCTGAGTTGCTGTCCAACCAACCACATTCATCTCATCAACAAGCGTTTCAAACGCTCTCATGATTTTACCTTCATTCGACCACTCTTCACTATTACCATATTCTTTTTCCATCGAAATACAGTCTATATAGTCTAGCACCAACACATCAACTTTTTGACCCTTTGAGTTTATTTTCTTGATAATGTTTTTTATCTTGTGAATTGTGACACCATCTGCTGGTAATTTCTGTAGGAATAAGTCGTTCTTATGTTCATCCTTTATTCCTTGGACCCTTCTAAGTACTACATCTCTATTTTCAGCTAATTCACTTAACGGTATACTTGTTAATGCGGAGAAGTGTTTTCTCTGTATCGCCTCTTCTTTATCTTCGAAGAAAATTTGTAAAACTGTCTTACCTTTAAGAAACGCAGCACTAGCCACTTTGGTTAAGAATGTTGTTTTACCCACACCTAGGGGTGCGATGACAAGACCGACCTCACCTCTGGCTAAACCACCTTTAGTGACTTTATCGATACCCTTAATATCTGTTGGGATTGGGTCTCGATAATCTTCGGACAAAACATTGTCCATGTTATCAAATAGTGTGATTGGGTCTTGTTCCTCTTTAAATGTGATGGCATCTTTTATCTTTTTTTCGATTTCATCATAGTCAGCGATAATACCCCTATCTAATTTTGTTTTGATCTCATTTACAGCACCACGGATTGACTGTAATTTACAAAACTTTTGTGCATTTCTTTGTATATTTAGATTACCAATCTTACAATCCTCGATTAATTTGATCGTGTCGTGTAATTGGGCTCTTAACGCTACCTCTTGAGCGCCAATATCATTATTAATCTCAGTTATTAAAGACGGAAAATTATTAATCACAACCTCATGGTCTTTGTAATAATGCTTTATTACTTTCATTATCTTAACAAAGGCCTCGGACCCAAAAAATTTAGGCTCAATAATGTCTATAATTGATTGAGCGAATTTGTTATCTGTAATTATCTCATTTAATAATTGTAACTGAAAATCTTTACCTAAGTCTTCAAAACTATTTATATTACCCATTTATTTTAAAAATTTATTATTGAACAACCAAACTATAATCTAAATATTTAGTTTCCAACTCTTTAGTTGGTGTACACAAACATTTTTGAACTCTAGTAATCAAATCATAGATGTGTTGGCGGATATCAACGGTGTATCTAACCTTAACTGGGTAGATTGTCGCATCCCACTCTCTATAAGCAATAACTTTACCATCGTGCTTAATAACAATTTTCATCACATCTTGTGAATCATTTTGTTCGTAATCCGATGTCTCCAAGAAATTTCTCTTGTGGTCTGTAATAAAATCGAGGGTTCTATCTTTTAGGACACTTTGAATCAAACGCATATTATCATCTACTGCGTATTTAAAGTTTAATGAGTTAACCGCTTTATAGTTGAACCCAATGATGTTAAAAAATCTTTGAACGATGATGTTATCATTCAAGTAGAGCGTGAACTCAAATTTTCTCTGTTCTCTTTTTTCTTCCATGTTATTTTGTTTTTGTGTATGCATTTGTTTCTTTTTTTATAATAGTAATAAACGATGACCAAAAAACAAAGAACCCGTCATCATTTTTTGGTAAAAAATTTAATAGCTCATCTTCTTTCATCATCTCCATTACTTTTGAAATACCTCCACGACCTTCGGGTGATAATGTTTCATTAACCATGTCATATACAGTTTCTTCTAATTGTTCGGTTATATATGGTTGTTTAAGGTTTATGATTTTATTCATAACAGAAAAATAATCATTACCGTATGTACCCCATTTTGTTTCACCGTTAATGATTGTGTTTAGCACCTTATCATCTGGTTTTTCAATTAAAAGTTCTTTTGTTCTGTTTAACACCCATTCATGATCTACTGGTTGTTTCTTAATTTCTGGAAAGTATTTAAGCACTTTTTGTTCACCAATATTTTGTAAACCTGATATGTTATCACTACTATCGCCAGCAATCATTTTTATGATACCAACATTTTTATAGTGATAATCAAAATATGTTTCAAAATTATTTAATGAAACCATTACTTTAGCCTTATTAATTGTTAGACAAACTTTAGTGTCTTCATCTAATAACTGCAAAAGATCTCGGTCATTGGTGTAGATTATCTTATTTTCATTTGGTGAATTAACAACATAATAAGCAATCCCGTCATCGGCCTCACATCCTGGTATTTCAACTTGTCTTATAAAAAGTTCTTCAAGATACTGTTTTATTCTGATTCTTTGTCGGTCTAAATCAAAGACCTCTTCAGCCGTAAACTTATTATTTCTATTTGCTTTATAATAAGGGTAATAACCTTGTCTGAATTGTTTTGAATTTTCGCCTTCCCAAAAAACAACAACTTTGGTTATCGCATAATCCTGATAGAATCTTTTAATCGTGTTGATGAAGTGGAAAATGGTACCAACGCTACCTTCTTTTCCTTGAAGCTGTTTGGTACCATGAAATCCCTGTTTTAATAAATACTCCCCATCTATTAGTAGAGTATTTTGTATAGTCCTTGGCTTATGCCTAACTGGTTTGTTAATCTTCATCTGAGTAAGAGACTTTCTGATTTACTTCATATTCCTCCAACTCAAAGTTAGCGTCTTCCAATTTAGTTGCCCAATATTCAAACGTTTGTTTTTTATAAGCATCCAAAGCGGCTTTATTGTCACGTTTATCATCCGTGATAAATCCGTGTGGTGTAACAATTAGTTTTGAATCAGCGTAACCCAAACCATTGATGTGGTTTTTATCTACTGTTACTTTTGTTCTAGTAGCAAAATTAATTTTTCTACCTTTAGAAGTCGCATCAATCTTATTGATACCACCATCAGCCTCATTACCAAATCTGAACACTAATGTTGCGGCTTGATAAATTGCCTCACCACCTTTTGGTTTCATCTTAGGTTGACCCATTGGTGAATCTGGTAATCTAACCCATGGTAAGTTACAAACAACCAAACCATTTAAATACGGTGATGTTTCTTTGCGACTGTTGTTAATTCTTTGGTTAATACCCATGTTAATCTTTTCAGCTAAAACACCAGCAGTGTGTTGTTTACCGCCTTTACCTTCCCAGGTCATTTTACATGGTACTGATCCAACTGAATCCCAGAAGAAACAAACATCATAAGGTAAATCACCTTTATTTTGCATATCTAAAACCTCATTAATGTAATCAGTTACTTGTTCAATGTAGTTAAAGTCATCACGGTATAGGAAAAAACCATCCCATTCACCAGTTTCTTGGTTTTTTTCGCATTCTAACCCCATCAATTGACAATGTTCGAAACTCCATTTCTTTTCAGTAACCAAATAAACAGGTAGGATTCCTTTTCTCTGAGCATCAACAGATGCTGCGATCAAAGCACTAGTCTTACCAGTGTTTGTGTGACCCAAAAGCATGTTAATGTGACCCATACAAGGTCCAGGTACACCCGAAGCTTCTAAGAAAGCTTCACCACAATTCAAAAACATGTCTGCTTTGTACTTAGTTGTGGTACTCATTTTTTTCTTTAAATCCTCAAAAGAGAACTCTTTTTTCTTAATAGCCATATATTTTTATATTAATTTGTTGTGTAAAAAAAAAGCTTGGACACACTAGGACGAAATATCCTAGTTAATGTCCAAGCATATTAGTTTAATTTAGAACGGCAAATCGTCAATTTTTAATTTACCACCTGGTGCTTCAGTTACTGTTTCTTCTTCTTTTTCTTCAGAAGATTGTGCTGTCATAGATGACATATCTTCCGCATCGTCTTCAGACATAGCGGCTGATGTAGGTGCATCATAAGAGCTCTTAGGTGTTGGTGTACCCGTATAGGTTGCAACACCATCTTCGATCTTAGCGATAAAACATTTTTGTTCAGCATCCCACATTGGTTCATTACCTTCAGATACAATTCTCAAATACTCCAATGGTTTTTTCTTGAATACATCAGTCCAGGCCATTGGTTCGCTCAACCATTCAACCATTTGGTTTTCATCATCGCTCAATTTTGATTCTCTATCAGGGATGATAGATGCGACTTTTGTGTAACCAACTTTAGAGTCTTTTGATTTATCACGAATCATTGAAATTGTGAGGTCAAATCCTTCGTAAGGATTCCAGAACGCACCATATTTTTTAACTAGCGGTGCAATTTTGTCCATGATTCCAGAACCATCTTGTACAGCTGGGAATCTCCAGAATTTAACACCTTCGTGTTCTTTACCACGTTCGATAACACGAACAATAAAGAATTGTCTAGATTTATAATTTACGGCTAATCTCTTATCCTCTTTGTCACCCGTGTTCATTAAGAACTTGTACATGTCGTTAAGTGGTGACGGCTCGTTGTCTTGAGCTGGATCGTAGAGTTTGGTATATCTCTTACCAATTTTAAGATTGTGGAAGAAACCAACTTTGTACCATTTGGTTGGATCATCCTGATTTGGTAGAATCCTAACGGATTTCTCACCACTTGCTGCACCCTCATCAAGTGCAATTGTAAAATACTTTGTTAAGTCAACAGAACTAGATTGGGTAGTCTGTGTTGATTTTGACTTTGCTTTCTCGTAATCGGCCAGTGTGTCATTTGCGGCCTTGCTCCAATCAACTTTTTTGTAATCAATCATAATAAATTATTTTTTAGTTGATACAAAGATAGGAACAAAATCGGAAAAGTCAATACCCCGACCTAAAATATTTTTTTAAAACAGGGTTTTGAATTTCTTAATTCCGAACACTAAAAGCCCAACATAT